GTCTTCGGGGCGTCGGGCGGTGCGTCGCGTTTGGTGTGGACGCTGTAATAGACGTCGCGCACCTCGTACTCGGTGTCGGTCGCCTGGCCGGAGAGAATGCCGGCCTCGCTCGCTTTCGGCTCGTGTTTATTGCGGTTGGGCGGCGGGAACTCGTATCCGCAATCCGGGCAGATCGTGTAGCCCGCCGCGATCAGCGACCGGCACTCGGGACATTCCTTCGCCGGTGCCAGTCCGCCCGCACCTTGCGAACGATCCGCGACCTTGATCTGATCAACCGGGCCGTGCCGCAGCACGTTGCCGCCGAAGTCCAGCACGAGGCAGTTCTGTTTGTCGGGATGGAGGCGGAAGCCGCGACCGCACATCTGGTAATAGAGTCCCGGCGACATCGTCGGACGCACGAGCGCCACGCAGTCAATGTTCGGCGCGTCGAATCCCGTCGTCAGCACGTTGACGTTGACGAGGTACTTGAGATCGCCACGTTTGAATCGCGCGAGCGTTTCATCCCGCTCGGCGGTCGGCGTCTCGCCGGTGACGAACCCGGCCTCGATGCCGTGCCGGCTGCGGAGCACGTCGACGATGTGGCCGCCGTGCCGCACGCCGCTGGCGAAGATCAGTACGGACCGGCGATCGGCCGTGTACCCGACCGTTTCTTCGCACGCCGATTCGACGAGCCGCTCGTCGTCCATCAGGTCCTCGACCTCGTCGGCGACGAACTCACCGGCGCGGACGTGCAAGCGATCGAAGTCGGCCTTGTTGATTCCCGCCTTGGTGATCAACGGACAGAGGTAACCGTCGCGGATCAGCTCGCGCACACCGACCTCGAAACAGACGTGGTTGAGGATGCCTTCCGGAGTGCAGATTGGTCCCGTCTTCATCCGGAAAGGGGTCGCCGTGAATCCAACGATCCGCAGCTCCGGGTTGACGACCACGGCGTCCGACAGGAATTGCCGGTACATGCCGTCGCCCTCGGGCGGAATCATGTGCGCCTCGTCCACCAGCACCAGGTCGAAAGCGTCGAGTTCGCACGCGCGGCGATAGACGCTCTGGATTCCGGCGACGATCACCTGGTGCGCCGTGTCGCGGCGTTTGAGTCCGGCCGAGTAGATGCCGAACTCCACCTCGGGACAGACCGCGCGCAACTTGTCGGCGGTCTGCTCGAGCAGCTCTTTGACGTGGGCCAGGATCAGCACGCGCCCGTTCCAACGCACGACCGCGTCCTTGCATATCGTCGCCATGACCGGTGTCTTGCCGCCGGCGGTGGGAATGACCACGCAGGGATTGTCGTCGCGGGTGCGAAGGTGCTCGTACACCGCGTCGACGCTGCGGCTCTGGTAAGGTCGCAGTTGCATCATCGTTTCAGCGGCGCTCCTTACTCTTCGGGAAGGTCGTTGATGGTTCGCCCGTTGTGCCGCATCGCGCCCCGCTGCTTTTGCAACTGGGCTTCGGACATCGGGATCTTGTTGTTGATCTGGGTGCACTTGCGGCAGATGCGGTTGGCGGGACTCGCCGAGTCGAACCATCGGCCGCACTTCAGGCACGTTCGTTTCTTCCGCTCCATGTCACTCCCGCTCCAGCCGCGAGATCTCGCGTTCGAGGTACCAGCGGGCCTTCCGCAGATCGGCCAGTTGGTCGCCCTTATGCGCCGACCGCGCCACGTACTTCACGACGTTGCCCAAGTGAAAACCGAGACGCCAATCCTCAATGGCTTCGATGACTTCGATCTCGCCGAACGTGTAGTGCGGCGGGTGGTCGATGCGTTCGACTGGCTCATCCACGTCGCATCCTCCTGATCCGCACCACGACCTTGCCTTCGGGAATCACCTCGCGACGCACGACCGAGAGCCTGGCCACCTGCGAGTCATCCTCGTAAGCGCCGCCGTGCGCGAGCGCATCGAGCAATGCTTTTTGCAGGTTGTCGATGTCCCGACGCCGGCGGTCGGGCGGATAGACGTCGATCTCGATCGCCAAGGGCCCGCGAAGCGGTCGGACGCCTTGGGCAGCGAGGATCGCGCAGACCGACGAGCGGAACGCGCGACCCCCGCGACTGATGAGCGTCCGTGGCCCAACCCGCCGCCAGTAGTGGTTGACCGACGGCGGAAACGGCAGTTCCAACTCCGTCATTTCCCTCGCCTCCAAGGAGGCGTGTTGTCGCCGGCCGGCACGGTCTCGGGCTTCGGCTGCGCGGCCGACTCCTTCTGCGAGAAGCCTTTGATCTCGTTGACGATGTCGCCGGTGTCGTCGCGCCGCTTGCAGCGGACGTTGATCACCAGCGGCAGGTCGTGGAGTTCGGCCGAGTCGTTGGGAGCCATCACGCCCACGGCGCGACAGATGGCCGACAACTCCGCGCGGGCGATTTGCACGGCGGTCGCGTTGGGGTTGTCGAGATTGAGCCGCGTCCAGAGGAGGCGGTTCTTGTAGTCGCCCTCGAGCACCTGAAACGTGAGTTCCAGGAATTGGCCGGTGCCGGCCTTGGTAGGCTTCATTTCCGAAGCGATGATCGCGGCGACGTACTTGCCGGCGGGAATGGGGTCGAAGTCGGACGCCGGGTCGATCTGGTTGGCGTCGAATCCTCGCAAATCAGCCATCTTGCTGTTCTCCTGACGAAGGGGACTGGGACGTGAGCGCCGAGACGAACGCCTGCCACGACAGCGGGAGTTCCTCGGCGATCGAATAACGGTTCTTGGCGATGCAGCTCGGGCCGCCGACACAGCGGAGGATTCGCTCGCCACCGTCCTTGCCGAGCGCTTTGGCGATCGTGCGTTTCCGGTTGAAGCCACTGTCTTCCTGCTGCGTGCGGAACTTGCGCGTCGCGAACAGGACCGCGTCCGACCACTCGCAGACGAGCGCCGACGCGTGCTTGTGCAGCCGGGGGCTGTAGCGGTCGTAGGCCGTGGAGTCGGGGTCCTCGAACTTCTCGACCTTCGCGTGGGCGATGCAGATGACGACCATGCCGCGATTGACCCGCAGCAGGTTGAGGGCGTCGAGGAACTGACGCCAATAGCCGAGCGCGTGCGTGTATCCCTTGGCGTACCCGCCGTCGACCTTCTCGATGCTGCTGACGCTGTACTCGCGGCAGAGCGCGTCGAAGATCAGCTGCTCGAGCCAGTCGAGGCTGTCGATCGCCACGGTCTGGTAGTCGTGCTTTTCCGAGTGCAGCTCCGAAAGCGCTGCCATGACTTCGCTGAACGAGGTGGCCAGCGGAAACCGATCGCAGTCGATCTCCGACAGTCCGTCCTCGGTCGGCACGAAGATCGGCGTCGGGGACTGGGCGGCGAACGTGCTCTTGCCGATCCCTTCGGTGCCGTAAACGACGAGTCGCGGGGGCATCGGCTGCCGCCCGCGCTGAATCTTGCTGAGCATGCTCACGCGTGGGTCTCCTGGAGTTGCTGGTCGTGATGCGCGACGCGCTCGACCCGGAACGCGTCCGGGCCGAGCTCGCGCGAAACGAAACCGACGAACAGCCGGTTGAAGTCCATCCCGACTTCGGTCCGGGCGTCGATGACGCAGGCACGCTTGACGGGATCGAAGAAGTGCGCGGCGTCCAGTCGCGTTTGCGACTCGCCGTGCAAGGACTCGCAGCCCCAAATCGCGAGCAGCAATGCGGATTCGATGTCCTCGGTCGAAACGTCGTCGTCGAATCGGTAGCGATAAACTTCCGCTTTCATGGTTTTGCTCCTCGTGAATTGGTTGGCCGCTACTGGGTTAGGAACCCGGTTGGTCAGCCAACTGACGAAGAGCGATCCATGTAGTCGCCCAGCCCCAGCTCCTCGAACCGGCTGCGGATCTTCGCCAGCCAGGCGTTGAGCGTGGTGCGGGGCACGTCCATGTCGCGGGCGACCTGGGAGATCGAGTCGTGCTTGAGCCGCTCGCAGAACTCGCGGTACCGCTCGTCGCACAACTCGTCGATGCAGGCCGCCACGTCCATGCGGAGGTCGGCGGTTTCCTGCTCGGTGCGCTGCTCGCGGCTTCGCTTGGCCGGCGTCTCGTGCTCGAGCAGCGTGGCGGCCAGTTCGACCGGCCCTTCCTCGTCCGCGCCGATCACGACGTGAATGGAGCAAACGCGACGGTGGTCACGCTTCGCGGCTTCCCTGTCGCGGATCATGCTGGCGATGTGGCGACTGACCGTTTTCGCCACGAACGCCTTCCACTTCGGGTCATTGGGGTCGGCCTGGTCCAGACGGCCGGCCAGCTTCAGGTAGAGCGACTGCTCGATCTCGTCACGGTCGCTTCGGCGGAAGCCGTAGTTGCCGACGAGCCCGCGGGCACGCTTTCGCACGTAGCCCCGCGTGAACGAGTCGAGCGAGTCTGGGTTGGCCTGGTTTGAACGAAGAGAACTCCTGGATGTTCGACGATCCTGCATTTCCGCAATCTCCAGCGGGGTGGGTGATTCCCGCCGTGCCCGACGCACAGCGACACCCGCCGCCGGAATTGCAGCAACGCAAACAAAAAAACCTGCGGGGCGACGTAAGTCGCTCTGCCGCAGGTGTTTGCGTGTTCGTAATTGCCGTCTTGCAGTTGCACGAAATCAATCAAACTGCAAGACGCTAGGTTCGTCGGCCTCCGCTGATCGGTCCTTTGAACTTCATGATTTGGTCCAGGTCTTCAGTGATTTCCCAGTAGATGCGCAGCTCGCGAGCCTCTTCGTCGTCGTGACACCGGGAGAAGTCGTAGGCTTCCAATCCTGCAAGTTCGCAGAACTTCTTCTTGGACGGACGCTTGAGCAACTTCGGCTCGCCAGTCCGCTCCATCGTGTCAAAGGCATGATCGCGAGCGGCCACGAGGAACTTGACCACCTCTGCGGTTAACGCCTCAATCTTAGCCGCCATGTCTGCACGCTTCTTTGTGCTTCGTTTCTTCTGAGTTGACGGGCCCATACCCGCGTCCATGATGCGTCCCTCGATATCCTCAACGTCAAGCGAGAGCCGATCGCCTTCGAGCGACACTACCGCGTTGAGAGGAATCACGAGATTGCCTGCTGCTTGATGCCAGCGTGTAGCACCGGCGTCGGTCGGTGCGAAGACGACCGCCATCTTGTGGCGTTCAAGAACGTCGATGGCTTGATCGCAGCGGCCTGATCGAAACGACCGTGCGAACAGAATTTGTCGCGACCGGCCGGCCCAGCTCGCTTTGCCCACCTGCCAGAGATGCGGTGGTGCCTGCGGTTCGATCGCCAGCTTGGCGTCGGCAAAGATGGAGGCGAGCAGCGCCGGCGTGTCGATTTCCCAACGCTGAAGCATGTTCGACGGGACTTCGGCCAGGCCGCAGTCGCGGCAGTTGATGTAGCCGCGATGAGCACCCGATGCGTCCGCGATGTATTCGACCCGGCAGCGCCTGCTGCAGTCGGGACAGTCGACGCTGCCCGCCTCAGTAGTCGCGCGGACGAGTCCGCCGGCTTGAAGGATGGAAAACGCATCCTTCAGCCGTCGATTCGCTTCCGGCGCGGTGATCGCCGGCGGATCAATCTCCCAGCGGGAGAGCAGCGGACTCAACAGGTGCGGCAAGGTCGATCTTCCATCGCTTCAAGTACTTCTGGATCAGTTCAACTCGCTCCGGTCGCGCGTTCCGTAGACTGCACGAACGTGGATAACCAACGTCGAAACTCTGGCGTCCGGGCTTGCGACCGTCCATCGGCTTGAACTCGAAACAAAAGGTGACCTGAGTGGCGTGCCACTCCGAGAGCGGAGCGTTCTCCAGATTGATGCACTCCTCGATCGCCTTGTGAATGTCGTCGTCGGGATCGTCGTCGTCGATCTCGATCAGGATCCGCCGTCCGGAGTTCGTGCTGGAGAGACGCATCTTCCGGATCCGCACGCTGATGCGGTCTGCCGGATCGGTGCGCAGGTCGAAGAACGGATCTTTGAGCTGGTCGAGCTCGTAGGCCGCGTCCGGATCGAAACCATCCAGTTCCCAGTGCAGGATCGCGCCGGCGAAGATCCGCTCCAGCTTCTCTTTAACCGGTTTGTGCAGCCCCTTTGCGTACATCTCCAGCGAGCCTTCGGCCTGGTTGTACGCGAACACGATCAGCAGCGTCTGCCGAAACGTCTCCACGGTCAGCCGGCTCTCGTTGTCGTGGACCGTGACGTTCTGCACGAAATCGTCGGGGTAGGCGAAGAAGTAGTGCACATCGCCACGCGTGATTCTCTCGACGGTGCAGTCCTTGCCACGCCCTTGCGCCTTGAGCAGCGTCGAGATGTCGCGGGCCAGCTTCTTGATCGCCGTCGCGGCAACGTCGGGGGCGTTTTGCGGTAGATCGTTACGCTTGCGCCACCACGACATGTGCTCGATCTGATAGAGGATCTGAGCCTTATCGAAGATCTCCCGGTGGTTTAGCCAAACCCACATCGTGCGTCCCCAGACGCACAGGTCCTCGGGCACGAGCGTGCCGAGATTGGGGATGCCGCATGCTTCGCCGGCTTCCATGAGAGCATTGAAGCCGCCATCCGAAGCCAGGTCAGAAACGTTGCGTAAGCCGCTTTCCAACTCGTCGTACTTCGGCCTCGGCAATTCATCCAGGTACGCCAGGAACGGCTGGACGATGTCGTCGCGTTTCTTCAGTTCGTCCCACTTGGGATCGAACTCCTCGTGCCCGAGGTCTTCGAGGAATTGTTTCAACAGGTCATTGGGGACCATCCGCAGGACGGTCGGAATCGTAAACGGTCTCGTCATTTCAAACTTCACTCCACGTCATTACTTCTTATCGCCACCACCTTTCCGACAATGCGGAACTCCGTGTCGGCCTCGATCTCGATCGGCTTGTACCGACGGTTCTCAGCCCGCAACTCGATCCGGTCCCCCTGGATCCAAAGCCGCTTGACCGTGGCCTCGTCGTCGAGCAACGCCACCACGATCTCGCCACTCTCGGCGACCGGCTGTTGGCGAACGATGATAACATCCCCGTTCTTCATCCCCGCGCCGGTCATGCTGTCGCCGTTGATGCGCAGCGCGAAACAGCGTCCGCGTCCCGCGATGCTCTGGTCGATCAACACGTCTCCCAAGTGGTTCTCCTCCGCAAGCAGCGCCGGTCCCGCCGCGACCGTTCCGATGAGCGGAACGGGCACGAGCTTCTCCGGACGATGCTCGGGATCGCGCACGACTGACAGGCTCCGCGCCTTGCGGGCTTCACGGGTCACATAGCCCTTGCGCTCAAGTTGCTTGACGAGTTGGTGGGCGCTGGCCGCCGCCACCCCCAGCCGATCCCCGAGCTCCGACATGGTCGGCGGATATTTGCGGCTGGCGATGAAGTCCCTCAGCTCCTGCAGCGTTTTCCGCTGGGCTTCGGTGATTTCCGGCACTTGCGGCCGCCCCCGCGATCGTCGCTTGGCTGCCATTTTCTCCCGCTCTCTAATTAGCGCTAATGCCTGTCAGTACACGCTAACGGAAGATGATACTGGACTTTGCCGGTTGCACAAGATGCATTGCTAGCACTTTTTGTAAGGCCTTGTCCCGAAGCTGCTTGCGCCGCCGCGCGGGGCCGGGTTTCGTCAGTTCGGATCGCGACCGGGTTGTTAACGGATAGCGAGTCACGTCAACGCCATCCGTCTTTGGGAGGACCTCGATGCCCCGTCTGGAAGACCCGTCTGAACTCACGCCGCAGCAGCGCCGCCGCGAAGTCGCGGAGATCCTCGCGGCCGGCGTTTTGCGGCTTCGCAAGCTCCGCATGCTGGCTTCCGGCCAGCCGACATCGCCGCCGAAAACAGTCGCGGATTCCTCCACCGGCCGGCTTGAGGTTTCGGACGAAACCGTGCTCAGTGTCCGCTCGGGTTAACGGTTTCGAGAGTCCCTATGCGAGGAGGAATCTGAATGCTGAACATTGCGAAGGAAGTATCCGCCATGGAGCGGATGACCGTCGATGAGCTGCGTGGCAAGTACGCGGACGTCTTCGGGGAAAAGACCAACGGCCGCAACAAGCAGTGGCTGATCAAACGCATCGCCTGGCGGATGCAGGCGAACGTCGAAGGCGACCTGTCGGAGCGGGCCAGACGCCGGGCCATGGAACTGGCCAACGACTCCGATCTGCGGGTCACGCCGCCACGCGAACCCAAAATCGAGGAAAAGCTGCCGGTCGTGACCAAAGGTGTCCAGATCAACAGCGACAATCGGCTCCCGCTGCCGGGAACGACTCTCAAGCGGGAGTACAAGGGACGCGTCGTGCGAGTGAAAGTGCTGTTGGACGGATTCGAGTTCGAGGGGGAGCGGTACAAGTCGCTCACCGCCGCGGCCAAGGCGATCACCGGCAAGCACTGGAACGGATTCCATTTCTTCAACCTCCCCAAAGACGGAGGTGAAGCATGAGCCGACGCAAGGAAACCGAACGGCCAGTCGTCCGCTGCGCGATCTATACCCGCAAATCGACCGAGGAGGGACTCGAGCAGGAGTACAACACGCTCGATGCGCAGCGCGACGCCGGCGAGTCGTACGTCAAGAGCCAGACGCACGAAGGATGGACGTGCCTCGAGTCGCGGTACGACGACGGCGGCTACACCGGGGCGAACATGGATCGGCCGGCGCTTCGCCGGCTGCTTGCCGACATTGAAGCCGGCAAGATCGACTGTGTCGTGGTCTACAAGGTCGACCGGCTCAGCCGCAGCCTGCTCGACTTCGCCAGGATCATGGAGACGTTCGACCGATACAACGTGGCGTTCGTCAGCGTGACGCAGGCGTTCAACACCGCATCTTCGATGGGCCGGCTGGTGCTCAACGTTCTGCTCTCCTTCGCCCAGTTCGAGCGGGAGATGATCAGCGAACGAACTCGCGACAAGATCGCCGCCGCTCGGCGCAAAGGAAAGTGGTCGGGTGGCATGCCGGTGCTCGGCTACGGAGTCGACCAGACCAAGCTGGTCGTCGATCCCGAGGAGGCCGAACGCGTACGAGAGATCTTTTCGCTGTACCTCGACCGCGAATCGCTGCTCGACGTGGTGAAGGAACTCAACGAGCGGGACTGGCGAACCAAACGCTGGACCACGAAGAAGGGGACCGAGCGAGGCGGCCGGCCGTTCGACAAGAACTCGCTCTACAACCTGCTGACCAACGTCGTCTACGTCGGGAAGGTTCGCTACAAGGACGAGGTCCACGACGGCGAGCACGAACCAATCGTCGAGCACGAGACGTTCGCCCGGGTGCAGGCCATGCTCCGGCGCAACGGCAAGTCCGGCGGTCGGGCGACGCGGAACAAGTACAACGCGCTGCTCCGCGGGCTGATCCGCTGCGAGGCCTGCGGCTGCGGGATGAGCCACACCTACAGCTCAAAACGAAACCGGCAGTACCGCTATTACGTCTGCACGCGGGCCCA